GGAAGATTACAAATGTTGAAGTTCAGTACCCAAGACTAATACTGACTATAGGGGGTGTATACAATGCCCAGTAGGCTAAAACTACAGACTTTATTCGAGAATATTCTTGGAAGTCGAAATGTGTATTTTCAACCCCAGACTAATACTGACTATAGGGGGTGTATACAATGCCCAGTAGGCTAGAACTACAGACTTTANTCGAGNANATNCTNGGAAGTCGAAATGTNTATTTTCAACCCCCTGAGTCAGTAAAGATGAATTACCCCGCCATTGTTTACAGTCTCGATAATATTGAGAACTCGTTTGCAAATGACGGGGTTTATTCATCTAAGAAAAAATATTTAGTAACAGTTATTGATAAGGATCCGGATAGTCCGATAGTAGATAAGATCATTGCTTTACCTACTTGTCGATTTAATCGACATTTTCAATCGGACAATCTAAATCATTATGTTTTCGTTCTATATTTTTAAATATTAAATAAAGGAGTGAATTCAAAATGGCTAAACTTGTTTGGGATAAAACTGGAGAGCGTTTTTATGAAACTGGTGTTAAAAAGGGCGTGCTTTATCCACAAGAACGCGATGGCACTTATCCGTTAGGCGTTGCGTGGAATGGTCTTATATCAGTGGCTGAAAATCCTTCCGGTGCGGAAACAACTTCCATTTATGCCGACGATATTAAATATCTTACTCTTATCTCTGCCGAAGAGTTCGGCGCTACTATCGAGGCTTATACTTATCCGGATGAATTTGCTGAGTGCGATGGGTCTGCCGAAGTCGCAAAAGGTGTTATGATTGGACAGCAGCGTCGTAAACCTTTTGGTCTTTCTTATGTTACTACTCTCGGCAATGATATCGATGGTAATGAATACGGCTACAAGATTCACATCATTTATGGCGCTCTTGCATCTCCTTCAGGAAAGGAATATTCAACCATCAATGATAGCCCAGAAGCTATAACTTTCACTTGGGAAATCACTACTACTCCTGTTGATGTACCCGGATATAAACCCACGTCTTGTATTACTATCGATTCCACTAAGGTCGACCCTGATAAACTGGCAGCTTTGGAAGAAATTCTGTATGGTGGTGAAAATAGCGATCCGAGGTTGCCTCTACCCGATGAGATTATTGATTTGATGACCCCTGCTGAGGGTTAATTAACTGTTCATAATTAAACTTATTTTAGGAGTCGTATTCAGGATTATCGGCTGGCGACTCCCTATTATATTTTTTATTCGAAAGGAGAATTATTATGTTGAAAAAAACAATAACTTACATCGACTATGACGGAAACGAAAGAACAGAGGACTTCTACTTCAATCTCTCCAAGGCAGAAATTATGGAAATGGAATTAAGCATGCCTGGTGGCATGGCTCAAATGCTTAATAAGATTGTCGCCGCTCAGGACGGCGAAAAAATTATTAAGACCTTTAAAGAAATCATTCTTAAGGCTTACGGCGAGAAGTCTCCTGATGGAAAAAGGTTTATTAAATCAGAAGAACTTTCTACTGCCTTTTCTCAGACAGAAGCNTTTTCTCAATTATTCGTGGAATNAGCAACAAATGCAGAGGAAGCAGCAAAGTTTGTGAACGGAATTATTCCGGCGGATACCCCTAAAATATCAGCTCCGGTTAAACAACAATAAAAAGTTAAGGAGGATTGAGGAATGCTTCAGATTACAATACCAGCCGTCGAATTATGGGACGAGCGGAAACAGGAATTCATCACCACAAAAGAGCAGACATTGCAATTGGAGCATTCCCTCGTCTCTCTTTCAAAATGGGAATCAAAATGGTGTAAACCGTTTTTGTCAAAACAAGAAAAAACTTTTGAAGAAACTTTGGATTATATAAAATGCATGACAATCACGCCAAACGTGGATCCAGAAGTTTACAATTATCTCACAAACGAAAACATCGAAGAGATTAACAATTACATAAATGCCCCAATGACCGCAACTTATTTTTCAGATGATAAAACAGTAAAACCAAGCAGGGAACAGATTACGGCAGAGCTTATCTATTATTGGATGATCGCTTTAAATATACCATTTGAGTGTCAAAATTGGCATCTCAACCGCCTTCTTACTCTAATTAAGGTCTGCAATATTAAGAATCAGCCTCCTAAAAAAATAAGTAAAAAAGAGATCATGCGTCGTAATGCAGCTTTAAACGCTGCTCGTAGAAAACGATTAAATACAAAAGGGTGAGGCGATGAACAACAAAAAACAAAAACACTATAAAGCGTGGCTTACAACCTTTACAAAAAAGGCAGTTGCAGCAGTTCTTATTATTTCATTAATAGATTTACAGCTATCATACATACTTGCTTTTATGGGTAAAGAGCAAATTGCAGAATCACTTTCTAGCACCATTGCCAACACCATCATCGGAGTAATGCTTGGATATTTCTTAAAAGCTCTTTTCGAAACGTTCTTCGAAGAACGTGAAAAGAGATTAAATAAAAAACTCGAACAAAACCGTTCGTCTGAAGACGAGTCGGTTGAATAAAGGAGGTTTACCATGCCTATTTATTTTTTAACTACAGCACTTTTAATTGTTTCTGTTGTAACAAATTTAACGGTCGAAGGAATCAAGAAGCTTCTTGACGGGACAACTGTCAAATATTCTTCAAATGTTTTGGCCGCTGTTTCTTCGGTTATAATTTCTTGCGCTGTTTGCGTCATCTATCTCATCATGAACGACATTGTCTTTTCTTTGAAGGTTGGAGTCGAGATTGTTATACTTATGTATCTTGGGTTCCTAACATCAACGGTTGGTTACGACAAAGTGGTTCAAATGATTGAACAGATTCAAAGAATTAAGGAGGAAAAATAATGAGTAATAGCCCTTTAGTTAGTTATACCAAAATTAGCCCAAACAAGACCAGTCCAAGGAACCATAAAATTGACACCATTACAATTCATTGTGTTGAGGGTCAATGCTCAGTGGAGACTCTTGGTGATATTTTCGCATCTCCTTCTCGTAAGGCATCTTCTAACTATGGTATTGGGCCTGACGGTCGGATCGGAATGTATGTCGAAGAAAAAGACCGTTCCTGGTGCTCTTCTAACGCTGCTAATGATCACCGAGCAATTACCATAGAGTGTGCCAGCGATAAAACTCACCCTTATGCTATCAATGATAAAGTTTATAAGTCTTTAATAGAACTATTAGTTGATATTTGCAAACGAAACGGTATTCCGGAACTTAGGTGGAAAGCCGATAAATCTTTAATTGGTCAACCGGATAAACAAAACATGACAGTTCATCGATGGTTTGCTAATAAGTCTTGTCCTGGTGATTATATTTACAATCGTCTAGGACAAATTGCATCCGAAGTAAACGCAAAGCTAAATGGCNGCTCATCTAATACCAACTCCGAAATTTTATATAGAGTTCAGACAGGAGCATTTAGTAAGAAAGAAAATGCAGAAGCTATGTTAGCCAAAGTCAAAGCCGCCGGGTTTGATACTTATATGGTAAAGGTAGATAATCTCTACAAAATTCAGGTTGGCGCCTTTAGTAAGAAAGAAAATGCAGAAGCTATGGCTGCTAAACTTAAAGCAGCTGGTTTTGATACTTACATTACCACGAAAAGTGGTATTGCCGTAACTACATCTTCGAAGAAAAGTATCGATGAAATCGCCCACAAAGTTATTCAGGGTTTATGGGGTAACGGTCAGGACCGAAAAGACCGTAGCACCAAAGCCAGTTACGATTATTCCGCCGTGCAGAAGAGAGTAAACGAGCTTTTATAAAAGGAGAATTGTTGTATGATAAAGTTCAGACAAAAGGGCGATTTCTCCAAACTGACACGTTTCTTAGAGAAAGCCAAAGAGGCTGTACGTCTCGGAGATCTTGACAAGTACGGTCGGGAGGGAGTAGCCGCCCTTGCGTCTGCAACACCTATCGACTCCGGACAAACTGCTAAATCTTGGTACTACAAGATTACACATAAGAACGGGTCAGTTTCAATCACTTTTCACAATTCAAATATTCAAAATGGAGTTCCTATAGCAATTATTTTGCAATATGGACATGGAACTAGGAATGGTGGCTGGGTACAGGGTCGAGATTACATCAATCCTGCTATCCGGCCTATCTTTGATAAAATCGCAAATGAAGCATGGAGGGAGGTTACTAAGCTATGAGTAGGATAATCGATTCAAGAGTTGTTGAAATGCAATTCGACAATAAACAGTTTGAATCGAACGTCAAAACATCAATATCAACTCTTGAAAAACTTAAACAGAGTTTGAATTTTACCGGAGCCTCAAAAGGTTTAGAAAATGTAGGTACTGCTGCTAAAAACATCAACATGTCAGGACTTAGTGAGGCTGTTGAGACGGTTCGCATCAGATTTTCAGCTCTTGAAGTCATGGCGGTAACAGCCCTCACAAACATTGCTAATTCTGTGATTAATGTTGGAAAACGACTTGTTTCCTCGCTTACAATAGAGCCTATTAAACTTGGTTTTCAGGAATATGAAACTCAAATGAATGCAGTTCAAACTATTTTGGCGAATACACAACAAAAGAGNCAGCAACTAAATCAACAAGCTATAACATCGATAAGAGAACAAGCACAAGTTTCTATCCAGGCTACTAAAGAATCTCTCCAAAAATCACTGGAAGATACAAGAGATTTTTATGATGAAAAGATTAAGGAAGCTCGTAAAGCTGCTCAAGAAGAAATTTATATTCTGGAAGAAAGACAAGAAGAAGGACGGGAGCTTCTCTCAAAAGCATTAGATGAGGAATTGGAATTATTTAAAGATCAACATCAGGAAAAACTTGCACTATACGAAGAAGAATATATGGCTAAATTAAAAGCCATAGACGAAGAAAGATATAACAAAATAAAAGCCATAGACGAACAAATAAAATCTATCCAAGATTTAACAAAAGCTGAGGAAGAAGAACTTAAACAAAAAGAACAACAGAAAAGGCTTCAGGAACTGCAAGAGAGAGTAGCAAAGGCAACCTCAGAAGAAGAACGTCTAAAAGCTGCTAAAGCTTTAGCTGAATATGAGGAAAAGTTAAGAAGAGAGCAAATTTTAAAAGAAAGACAAGCTCAAATAGAACTATTAAGAAACCAGAAAGATGATATAAATGCTGAATATGAAGCTAAAAAAGCAGCTCTTAAAGCCGAATATGATGAAAAAGTTAAACAAGAGAATGATATTTATGAAGTACAATTAAAGAA